AAAAGGGAATCCGTGTTGCCGCCAATATCACTGAATTTAGCGTACTTGATCCATGACCCATTTTGCCGGCCATAAATATACCCAGTGGTGGTGTCCATAGCCAGCTCGCCATCGGCCTGCCATACCCCAGACCTCACACCCGTTGGCACCGATCCCCAAAGGCCAATATGTAAAGCACTATCAAAAGCCCCAGCCACCCATTTATACCTGGCCGATATATTGGTATATCCAGGTATGGACACAAAAGGGGTGGGATATCCAGCATTATTGAACCACCTTGATAGGTCTAATACCCTAATCACCGGGATGGTGTTTTTAGGCATAGATGACCCTTGCCCCATGGCCATGGCCGAACAAAAAATAAAAAGCAATAAAAGTATCTTTCTCATATCTTAGTATTTATACCTTACATAAACTTCTTCAGGTGGGTCAACGTCACTGCTCGATCCAGACCCAGGCCCGGTAAACGCATTTTGAAAAGTAAGAGAACCGGCACTATTATCATATCGAGCCTCCCGGTTGCCTGGACCCGATCCCACCACACAATCATAGCCCAGCCCTTGCCTGCACACACAAAGTATCACCACATTGGCCAGATCAGCCGATGAAAAGGAGTAAGCTCCCGGAGTCGTGGCGAATAAACGTGCGGTTATGGTCATAATTTAAAGTGTTCGTTTCCACTCGATAAATACCCTTTGTGTTCCATCGAATATCATATCAGTGGCAAAAATAAGTACAAAAGTGCTTGTGTTGAATTTACACTGCCTGTTACCAGGAGCGCCAGATGTGATCAGGTCAAATTCCGTTCCCTCCACTTTCACCTCCAGCAGCGTATCGGTAGCCCCAAGGGTGAACGCCCCGCCGTTGGCGATGGCTGATGGCGATATGCCCAGGCTTGCGCCATCAACATAATTCTGCCCGTTAACCGTGGCCCAGGTATCGCTATAAACATCAATCTCAATCGGTGCGGGAGGATCCACCGGACCCACAGTAATGCCCCCGGTGACGGTCATCGATACCGAAGAATTTGAGTATGTCCCCACCGCACGGGATAAATTATTGGTAGTGATAAGGGCCTGAAAGGAAATCTGCAGCGTGGTGCCATCATCATCGGTGAGCCGTATGCGCATATCCTGAACCGAACGTAAAGCTGAACCCATCAAATAAGGCAGCGAAACCCGCCCACCTGAATTATCAAGTATTGACACCCCATTAATGGATAGATTGCCGGTGGTTAGACCCGGCTCATATTCCCGCCCTGTGGCCGAGTTTACGCTGGTGACCTCAATCAGCTCCTGGTTTTGTGCGAACTCCATCGTTTTACCGCAAAAAACTGGGTAATACACCCCTGAGATTTTCAGCTCAATAATAACATTATTTGATTTTATGCGGTTGCTCATCTGCTGATGTATTTAAACTCAAATGGGTCTGAATAGGATTTAAATATCACCCGGTTATATACCTCAATCAGGGTGGCGGTCCAAATGCACGTTTTCCAGTTTTGCTCAAGTGAAGTTAAGATAAAATACCGGTTGATGGTTTGCAGATTGGTATCCGTAAGGTTGTATCGGTGCAGTAGGTCGGGCCAATCATCGGTAAGGCCTTTTACGGATCCTGAGAAAATATTAATGCCTATTCCCCTGACCGGGCTGGATGTGTTATATCCTTTGTACTGATTCCAAACGCTAAATGCCTGGATGTAGCCGTATGGGTGAAGATAGTCCTGCGATGGAACCACAACGGTATTGCCCAGCGTGGCAGCGTTAAACCAATTCGGGAATAGGATATACACCGAATTTACATAGAGGAACATACCGCCTTTATACAGTTTTACAGGCGAGTCGCTTATGGAGACAGTTTTATCCCTGTTGGCCAGATATCCATCCTCGGTGCGGTCAATTCGCGAGCTTTGCCCTGAATATTTTTGATAAGTGCCGTTGATGATGGCATTGTACTCAACGGATAGATTACCATATTCAATTACCCTATTGTAATTCGATGATCCAGACTGCTTCCAGTTATTAAGCCATAGGTAAATATTGCCTGAAACCGGCATCGGCGGGGCATCCCAGGTAAACGATTGCCAATCGGTCTCGGTGATATCATTGAAATCGTAGAAAATATCGGGTGCGGCGGTATTTGCGCCAAAAGATGATGTGTTATACCATTTGAATTGAGAACTTCCAGGAACATAAGAAGGATCATCTGATGTGCCAATACCACCAAGCAGCCACCAGGTTCCATCATCCCCGTGAAGCACCACAGAAAGGTATTTAATGAATTGGGTGGCAAAGCCCGTGGCCGTGGTTATTCGCCAATCAAATGAAACGTTTATCTTATCGTTTACGCTTACCGGTATTGGCTCTGACTCCAAATATTCCAAATAAGTAGGCGAAGCCGCATTTGGCACAACCATAAATCTATCCGTTTCGTAATCGTTCAGGTTAAAATTCTTTTGAATATACGGAGTGATGGTGGTGGCCTGGGGCGAAGTTGGATAGCCCCTTCTCAGGGTCCAGCACTCAGGTGTATATTTTTTCAGCGGCTGGGTGTCGCTAAAAATTGTTCCCCGTGAAAAATCTACGTTGCACGGAACTTCCAGCGGGGTATCAAATTTAAAGGTCTCTTTCACATAATCATGCGGCCTCACAAAACGGAGCAGCGTATCGGCATTGGCGAATTTATGATCTTCGTTTCTGCCTATTGATTTATCGTATTGTGTACCGGCTGCGGTGGATATATAAGCCCCTGTATTATCAAACTCGGCCACATAGACCGGATTATCCTCCATTTCATCCACCCTGAATATCCACCAATTCCCCTTCCATTGGGTGATGAAGCAATCCTCTCCCAGAATTTTCTCCAGCACCGAGTAACAATTCTCGCACGTTCCTATTTCGGCCTCAAATGTTTTTGCATCGATATATACCGCATCGTACCAATGGAGCAAAGATTGGGTGTCGTTTATCACACCACCGGATGCGCCCTCGCTGGTGGTGATGGTAGTGGTTAGCGTAACTTGAGAAACCAGCCCTGAATTATCAACGGAGGCCACGATAAACATGCCGTTATTGCTGACCGTACCGCTAATGGTGATCTCCTGGCCCGGATAAAAATACTTAGTGAGCAATCCATCCGTTACAAAATAATTTCCAGGTTGTGAGAACGTGAGTGGATTGGTAAGCTCACCGGATCCCGCCCGGAGGTTATTTACCACAAAAAATGAAAGCGAAAGCCCTGTCTTGCGCAGGCAAAAGTTTATCAGGTCGGCCACCCGGTATTTCCCTTGCGGGGTATCTCCGCTAAGATCAGTTAGGGCCACTTCTTTTAGTGCGGCGAGGTGATCGGTGGCGGTGAGTGTCACATATTGTGGGTCGGGCTGGAATGGTTGCTGGTTATCGGCCATCATCAGGAAGCCTCGGAAAATATATTCGGGGGTGTCCTGAAGAATAATATCGCAAACCCATAAATTATCTCCGCCTTGCGAGAACGTGGCACTATCGAGATTATTTGAGCTATCTGACCTGAATTTTATCTTTGCCGACTTGCTCCGGATGGGTGTGAATTTATCCTCATCGTTATTGCTGGCTGAAATGATCACCGGGGCATCGCCCGGTTTCAGGTCGATGATCTCCGGGGTATCACCATCGCCAATCAGCACATCAGTCGGGGATATATTCACCCTAACCGTAAAACCTTCAGCGTTTAAAAACTCCATTCTGTATATTATCCCGTACTGGCTCATATTAATCGTGCTTTACTTTGGTTAGCCAGCGTGATCACGGCAAGCAGGTCCTGGCCACGTTGTATAAATTCTCCCGCCACCTGCACCATCACCCCGCCACCCGATACGCCACGGCCACCGAGCATATTATTTGGGGTTATTTGCCCACCCGTATTAGGGGTAAATAGCTCCGGGCCTTTTTCCCCCACCAGGTAGGTGCCACCGGCCGCCACAGGTCCACCAAGCGCACGTGCGCCGGATATGTTTTTGATAAGTTTACCAGCCGCAATAGAGAATATACCTAAGGCGATTGCAACGCCGCCTGGTATTTGGAAATTTTTTATAATTGCGTCAATACCTGTTTTTACAATACCAAATTTTATAAGAGCCTTACCCATTGTTTCCAGTAAGTTCCCAAAAACCTGCGCAAATTGACTACCAAAATCCTGCCCAGACAAAAGATTACCTATTCCCTCACCAATAGCCGAAAGCCCATCTTGAAGAGCAGTATTAAGGCCATTTGTAAACGCTTTACCCAGGTCCTCCCCCAGTTTTTTAAATTGGGCCAAACGATCTAAAGCGTCTTGAACATCGCTACTTACCTTTAGTTTAACTTTTACATCGTTTAAAATTAGCCCTTCATCATTTAACCCAGTGATCCCCCTAAATAATGTAGGATCCCTGAAAGCCTTAGCAATCTTTTTATACATCTCACGGGCCGCATCTTCACCACTAAAACCATCCAAAATAGATACAAGATCAAAACTTTCCGGCTTTTCAACTTTTACCTTTACCGGTACAGTGGCCGACCCACCTTTTAACGGGGTGAATTTTATCTCTTCGGCAACTGCATCATTCAACGCTTTCTTTAGCTCACCCATTTGAGAGGTAAGCGGATCAATTATTTTGCCTTGCGCTTTTAACGCATCATTCGCTTTTTTAACCGCCTTTTCAGCCTCAATATATTGGTATGAAATAGACTCTGTACCGTATGCCGTTCCTCTTAATTTAGTGGTCTTTTCTAAAGCCCTGTTTGCATTATCAAGTTCCTTTCCAAGTTTATTATAAACGGAAATTTGCTTCGATAACTCCACAGAGGTTTTTGAAATCTCATCCTGAAACCCCTTTGTGACGGCGGCTGCTATCAGCGCATTGGTATATTCTTCAACCCTCTTGGTTAAAGTGACCAAAGAAGCCTCTTCGAGTGAAAGGTCGCCAAAATAGCCCTTGTTTATTGACTTTAGCTCATTTAACGCATTGTTCCTTTCCTTATAAGATTTTGTCTGGTCGGTAACGGCAGCGGCAAGTGATTGTACCAGCTCAACCTGTCCAGCCTCACCACCAGCAAAAGCCTGCTTTAAATCATTTACATCCTTAACAAAATCTTCCAGCTTTATAGATGATTTTGTCACCTCTTCATCCATGCCGAATAAAGACTTGGTAAAACTGATCACCGCATCGCCAGCAATGGAGAATATACCAGCAATGCCAATACCTGGCAATAAGTAGGCAAGATTACGAACGGCTGAAAAGCCTTTTGTCGCTGCGGCTCCAATGTTACCAAAAGAGCTAACCGACCCAGCCTCCAATCTTTTTATTTCTGCTTGGGCAATTTTTATATCCGCTGCAAGTTCCTTCCCAAAGGGGCTGCTTAACTGAGTGGTGGATAATTTGGCATATTCTACCTGAAGATTCTTTAAAATAGATCGCTGGTTGCTCAGGGAGAGCGATAGATCATCAAAGGTCTTTTTTACCCCCGGTGCGGTTATCTGTATGACCCCTGTAAGAACGTTGGACATGATAATTAATTTTTACTTGGCCACTCTATGCTTTGCATCTGCTCCATAGCCCACCGGTGGTAATATTCATCATAAGCGTTATCAATCGATGTTTTCTCAGCCTCCCTTATCTCATCATCAAATGCCAGCGGTATGAAATCACAAATATGAGGCATTTTATCACTGGAAATAAAAGAGCAACAAATTTGATACGATGCCCACCGTTGCACCCGCCAATCATCCACTTTCCCCTTAACGACCAAAAGCACCTCATCGAAGGTGCTTTCCCAAAAATCCTGCGGCCTTAGCCCACTGGAATAAAATATACGCTGGATATCACCCCATGTTAGCTCGGAGGATTGTCCTCCGTTTTTTTTTGTTCCTCCGCGCCACTATCATCCGCAGAATGGCCAAACAATTTGGCAAACTCCGGCGATTGAATGCCGCCAACCTGGTCTATCCAATCGCAGGCATCCACATCGTTATACGGGCATTTATCGCCCTTCTTTGCAAATGGATATTCCACCGCTGCAAGCACATACTGAACCACCTCATCGAGGCTGGGATCATGCAGGTGCGTTCCCGCATCTTTTAACGAATAGCCAAACTTGTCACAGAACCTTTTTAAAGCCCACGTGCCGTACTGGCCACGGATCACCGTGCCATCGGATAAGGTAATTTCAAATTCCTTTCTCGGAAGTAAATTTATTATTGCCATATTATGGGGTTATATCAACTGTTCCATTTCCGGAGAATGTGGCGGAGAAATTCACCACCTGGCCGATCTGCACACCGAGCTTAAACGCGGTGATATAGCCATCTCCCTGGATGTAAAAATTCGTTCCACCGGGGTTAGGGTATTGCATTTTGATGTAGAGCAGTGTTTGGGTGTTCCAATACTGCAATACAGTCTTAGCACTTACCTCGGTAGCACCATTCGGCGTGGTGTTCAGCACCCCTTCAATATCGAAGGTCCACTGACTGGATCCCAAACCAACGGCAGGGCCGCAGTCGGTATCATCCACATTGGTGGGCGTGGTGCCGTTAAAGTTGGCCGCTTTTTTACAAACGACCGAATAATAATTCGTTCCGTCTGTTGAAATCATCAGCGGAACAAGATTACTTTGGATAAATGTCGGGGTACTCATGGGTACGATAGTTTACGGATTAAAAACGGGCCATCCTTTAAATCAATATAAAGTTATAATATTATTTCCAATTACAAACATCAAGATTGCTGCACCCCTGTCGCCACGAAACGGATCACTTTCTGCAGCACGCTTTCAGTCTCGGTGATGCCTATATTTCGACTGATGATACTTTCCGCAAAGGCATAGGTGAACTGAATGCCACCGCTGGAAATCGGGCTGACCCCTACGGTAGGGAGCAGCAAGCCCAGGATGGTATTACTCACATCATCTATGGTGTCTTTACTCACTTCGCTGCCGGTCTTATTATAGACCTCAATATCTATGCTGAGCCTGCTTACCCATGTGCAATCGTTCACTTCCTCCTGGGTTTGCTGCTGGGTGGATAAGAGGATAAAAGTGTTATCGGTAGCACTGACCAGCCGCTTCTCGTCGTAAATGGGTATGCCTCCGGTGTTCCCGTTTAATACAGAAAAAACGGCCAGCCTAAATGGTTTTGATAAGTCTCTCAATGCTCAGTTTTTAAGATATTGCGCAGGTTGTTAATTAGTTGCTTTTCCACCACAGGCACCTGCACGAAAAAAAATGGGTGCGGCCTAATTCCTTTAACCATAATGGAGATAAACACCGGCCACCACGATTTCTCAGGGATGCCCTTTCTTTTGCACCAGGCAAATATAAAAGGTTTTGGGTCCACCCCACCACCGCCTGCACCCTTAAATTGCAAAGCGTATTGCTGCAAATCGGTCGGTACTCTTACCCGGCTTTTAGTTCCCCATTCCACATAGGCGGAATATTCAGACGGTGAAGTAGCCTCGGCCATCATTGGTCCAGTCTTAGAACTTGTAATCAACCCACGTAAAAACCCCTGGTCTACCGGTGCATCATTTTTTGCTCCCGTCGCCCAAAGCCTTGCCGCATCTTCAACCTCGCCTCCGATTTCTTTTTGGAGGGTTTCCGGCATATTTTTCAGCTTGGCTTCAAATTCGGTCCACCCGTTTAATGTGATGGTCGTAGGCATCAGTTGGTTTGGCTTTGTATCTGAAATTCGTAGATATGCTTTTTTTGGTCAACGAGATGATATGCTGAAAAAGTATAAGTGATGGAGTTGATCACGATCTTTGTGTCCGATCTTAGGGCTGATGCGAGGGCAGTCTGAAACCTGCAACGTAAAGTAAGAAAATTATTATCCGATAAATCACCGTAAGTAAGCGACCGGTTACCGGATTTATAAATAAGCTGGCCACGGGTGGTAAGTAATGTGGTATAATTATCCGCATAGCCAGCCCCCGCCACCGTTGGGGTGTTTTGCAGGAAAACCACCGTCTCCCTCATATTCCCAATGGACTTTACTGCCATAACTGTCTTTTATACGGCTCGGCTATTATTTTTGCTGCTTCGCATACGCTTATCTCCTCTTCGCCCCTATGTTCATAAAGCCATGCGACCTGTACCAGCACCGCCTGCTTTAAATCATCAGGAACCACGGAATATCCTGTTGTGTAGGTGATACGGTAGCGATTTCCGGGCGCATTGCCATAAGGTGAGGCCCAAGGCCCCCACTGAAAATATCCCCGAAATGGGGAGCTGGGATCGAATGCGCCGCCATCTGATGGCATAAAGGATATGAACTGCGTTCCATCGGTACTCCAGCCTGATGTGGCCGTGGTATATGATGCAGGGCCGCTGCCCTCGTTCCCGGTCCTGGTCTGAACTCCAGTGATCCCGGTAACGGGGCCATAGGGTAACTCATACTCGTTGTAAAGATCAGCGGTCATCACCACCGATTGCGTCACAATAGAAATGTTGCAGTAATTCTCAATTATTTTTCTCGCCTTAGTGATAAGGGCCGTTATCAGCGCATCATCATCGGTATATGTTACTATGCACTGCGCCTTCGCTTCGGCGAGTGTGCAAGGCTCTGTTGGAGATGATTCGCTGCGGCGTATGTCAATGATATTATTTCTCATCGGTACGAGTGTGCTTGTTCGTATAAAAATGCTTCAAGCCCTTCAAGTTCCTTCATTGGGTCCAATTCTCTGGCTCTCTCCCTACAAAGTAAAGATTTTTTCCTGTATTCAGCGGGATTATCCAATTTACGGATGGCTTTTGCCCAATCCTCGACCTCGCCAAGCTCCACTTGCGGCTCACCTGGGGTAAGGTCAGGCAATTCATGGCCAACGTAAATGCCAGCATTGGCGCAGTTCTCCTTCAGCCCAGGTGTAGGGGTGCAAATGACCGGGATTCCTGAACACATGGCCTCGGTGGCGGTCCTACCCCAGCTTTCGTAATAAGATGGCATAATTAAGATGCGCGTGCGCCTGTACACGCTCAATATATCGGGGGAATTTTCAACAATCTCCACGTTTGGCAGCTCGCGGAGCAGTTCCACGATCACGTTCTGCTTTGGGCCATCATTTCCGGGGTTATCGTAGCTACCAATCACCCCTATGAATTTGCGATCAGGCATGGCTATGGCCAGCTTTCTAAGAAAATAGCCGCCCTTCATAAAATTCAGGCTGATCAGCGTAATGGCATCTCCGGTAGGCTCTCCAATATCATAATGGGTAGTATCGCAAGGGGGGTGGAGAACATA